CTCGCAAACCGCAGCCAATAATACCGACATCAACAGCATTAACCTTGCAGAAGGTATGCTGCCGTCGGATGTGAATAATGCCATCCGAGAGTTGATGAAGCAGCTTAAGGACTTCCAAGTCGGCGCACAGGGCGACGGCGCAACATTCTCGTCTTTGAACCTGACGACTACGGCGTTGACCGTACCCAACGGTGGTACTGGGGCTACGAGCTTCACTTCTGGGGCATTGCTAAAAGGCGCGGGAACTTCTGCGGTGACCACGGCAACGGCGGGAACGGACTATGTTACCCCTGGCTCTACCAACACCTTTACAGCCGCCCAAACCTTTCGCGCCGCAAATGCGATTCGCTCCGAGGCCGCAAGCACGCAAGACGCTATAGTTGTTGCTGGCCGCGCTGGTGGTACAAGTTCTTATGCCGTCACCCTAACCCCGGCAACACTAAGCGCAAGCCGTACCGTAACGCTGGCTGATGGCGGTGGTAATTACACAGTTGGCTACCAAAATCTTCCTGCTGTGGGAACCCAAACAGGATCTTACACACTTGCCACAGCCGATATTGGTAAATATGTCCAAGTAGGCTCTGGGGGTTCTATCACTATTCCTGACGCTACCTTTGCCGAAGGCGATGTAATCTCTATCTTTAATAATACAACCGGCAACATTACAATTACTTGCTCGATTACCACGGCTTATATTGCTGGCACAGATACAGATAAATCATCTGTGACATTAGCAACTCGTGGTGTAGCAACTGTGCTGTTTATTTCATCAACGGTCTGCGTGATTACAGGTAACGTAACATGAGTGGAATAAATTTGATGTTGGTTGGTGGAACTAAAATAGTTTCTCAAACCCTAGAATATCTTGTTGTTGCTGGCGGTGCTGGTGGTGGTTATGACGATGGTGGTGGAGGAGGGGCTGGTGGATTTAGAACAGCTGCTGACTTTACATTTTCTACTGGCACAACATATACAGTAACTGTTGGCGGCGGTGGAGCAGGATCTACAACTGGAGGTGTTAAAGGAGCCAACGGATCAGATTCTGTTTTTGGGTCGATTACATCTACTGGCGGGGGCGGCGGAGGTCATAACTCTTCCGCTGGTGAAAACGGCGGGTCTGGCGGTGGCGGCAGCTACTGGAATGGAAGTGTTTATTACCAAGGCGGTACTGGAACGTCTGGGCAAGGAAATGACGGAGGTACTGGAACATTTCAAGCTGGAGGCGGAGGTGGTGGCGCATCTAGCGTTGGAGGAACAGGGTCTGGCAGTAATAGAGCAGGTAACGGCGGCGCTGGAACGGCATCATCAATATCTGGATCATCAGTAACTTATGCTGGCGGTGGCGGTGGCGGGACGGAGGGCAGCCCTGGAACGGCAGGAACTGGCGGCGCTGGAGGCGGCGGCAACGGAGGAGGACCGAATGGCAACGGCTCAAACGCAAGCCCCGCAAACCGAGGATCGGGTGGGGGCGGGGGATCAGGCGGTTCTGGGCGAAACGGCGGGAATGGAAGTTCTGGAATTGTAATTATTCGCTATGCAGATACCATTCCGGCGGCATCATCTACAACTGGATCGCCAACAATAACAATTTCTGGTGGCTATCGCATTTATGAATGGACTGGTTCCGGTTCAATTACGTTCTAAGGTAAAACATGGCTCACTTTGCTCAATTAGATGAAAACAATGTAGTAACGCAAGTGATCGTTGTTAATAACAATGAATGTCTTGTGAATAGTGTTGAAAGCGAAGATGCTGGTATTGCGTTTTGTCAAAGTTTATTTGGCGGCACATGGAAGCAAACTAGCTACAACGGCAATAAGCGCAAGAACTATGCTGGCATTGGCTTTACTTATGATGCTAGCCGCGATGCGTTCATACCACCCAAACCGTTTAATTCATGGGTGCTAGTAGAGTCTACCTGCCAATGGGAGGCTCCGGTTCCGATGCCAACAGACGGTAAACGCTACTCATGGGATGAGTCAACCACTTCTTGGGTTGAGGTTGTAGCATGACCACAGAAGCCACAAAACACGCCGTAGACGCCGTTTCTGTTATTACGGTAGTCGGAACCCTCGCCGAGATCCTTCCGGCCGTTGCAGCCCTTTTTACGATTATCTGGACTAGCTTTCGGATATACGAGACCAAAACGGTTCAGGGCTGGCTGAAAAAGAAATGACCACAATCGCTGCTCGCGCTTCTACGGGAGAAATTGCCGCAGATAGCATGGTGAGCGGCGATGACTCCTTTTATCTCGTGCAAAAACTGAGACTTGGCAAGGGTTCCATATACGGGGCTTGCGGAGATTGGGATAAATGCTTGAAAATGCTACAGGTTTTGGAGTCTGGGGGAGACCTCGACTCCGATACCGACGTGACCGTTCTTGAGCTTCGATCTGATGGCCTGTGGATTTACGAGGGGACCATCATACCGGCGCGTATTAAGAACGATTTTTGGGCCATAGGAACCGGAGCGAATTTCGCCATCGCAGGGATGCACTTAGGTCTGTCTCCTGCCGAGGCTGTAAAACTCGCTTGTCAGTACGACACCAGTTCACATGAGCCTATAGACGAAATGCGCTTGGGAGGGGTTCGTGGCAGGAAAAAAAATATCGGATGAAGCAATAATCGAGGCGTTAAAACGACTTGGCAGTCCATTGCACGCCGCCAAAGAGTTGGGAATGGATGTCACCAACGTCTACAAAAGACGCAACTCCATTCAAAAGAACTTGGGCATTAGCCTTCCAAGTTTTAATGCAAAGCAGGAATCTGTCGTAAAGACCATCATTCCTGAAAACCGCAGGATCATTCAGCACGAGGTACAAGATGGAATGGTATTTGTTGCCTCTGATTGTCATTATTGGCCTGGGGAAGTCACTACAGCGCATCGGGCGTTTATCGCTCTGCTCAAGAAATACAAACCACAGACCATCATCCTTAACGGGGATGTGTTTGACGGCTCTCGAATATCGCGGCACGAGCCACTCATGGGAACCAACCCACCCACCCCCAAGCAAGAAATCGAAGCCTGCCAGGACCGATTAGATGAGATACGCAACGCTAGTAAAAATGCTAGGTGCTTGTGGACTTTTGGTAATCACGATGTCAGGTTGCACCGCTATATTGCTATCAACGCTCCTGAACTCTCCGACTTCCAAGGACTTTTTGACTACTTCCCCGGCTGGCATACAGGCTGGCGAGTAGACATCAACGAGGATGTGATCGTCAAGCATCGGTGGCATAATGGGGTACACGCAAACTATAACAACACGCTCAAGTCTGGACGCAGCATTGTTACAGGACACCTTCACCAACTCAAAGTAACCCCGTGGTCGGATTACAACGGGCGACGATACGGTGTGGATACGGGAACTCTTGCAGAGCCGTATGGTGAGCAATTTGTATATACAGAAAGTAACCCTGTGAACTGGTGTTCAGGGTTCGCTGTGCTGACGTTCAGACAAGGAAAACTACTACCACCAGAGTTGTGCGAAGTCATTGACGGAGTGGCCTATTTCCGTGGGGAGGAAGTTTAGGGAGAATAAATTGTGAGCGACCCGATAGAATCAACACGGGCGGCATTAGGAGGTATAAAAGAGGCCATAAAAGTTGGCCGAGAGATCAAAGAAACCGCCAGGGAAGTCAATACCTTCCTTGACGAAGAAGCAAAAGCCAGGGTCGCATGGAAGCGCAAGCAGCAACAAATGATGCGCCGTGGCGACATGGTGTGGATGGAGGCGGTGGACGAGTACCGCATCATCCGTCAAATCCGAGAAGCAGAGCAGGATATGTACCGGCAGGTTGAACGCGAGTTTGGCCGCTCTGCTGTATCCGAAGTCAAATCCCTCATCAATCAATTACGCAAAGACCACCGGGAGTTGAACGATGAGTTCTACCGCAACCGTATGCAGGCAAGACGAGAGTGGGGCGGCCTTTTGCTCGCTTCTGCAATCGTATATGGAATTCTTAAAGCAACTGGAGCTATGTAATGCTATCTTTGATCTCTACCCTTGGCGGCTTGCTAATATCTGGCTTACCGAAAGTCTTAGACTTTTTTCAAAACAAGTCTGACCAATCCCACGAGTTAGCCCTCGCCAGACTGCAAAACGAAATGCAGTTGCAGATGGCGGCTCAAGGTTTTGCGGCCCAGGCCAAGATCGAAGAGATTCGGACAGACCAGATCGCCATGCAGTCGGAAGCCCAGATGCAAAACGCCGCGCTCGACCACGACAAAAAGATCATGGATAAGGCAAGCAAGTGGGCGGTCAACTATGTGGCTACCGTCCGTCCTACCGTGACCTACATCTTCGTGTTGGAACTGGTCCTTATCAACATGGGCCTGGTCTACTTCCTGCTGTTTAAGCAAGGACTTGGAACCCTGACCGTGGACCAGTTTATCGCCGCTACTGACCTGATCTTTTCCGAGGACGAAATGGCAATGCTTGGCGGAATCGTGGGATACTGGTTCGGGTCAAGAGGATGGAGCAAAAAGTGACCATTGGACTATACGCGGTTGTCAACAAAATCAACCGTAAAGCATATGTTGGAAGTTCTGATAATGTAGAACGCAGACTTCGCCATCATAAATGTTTTATCAAAAATCATAACTTTCGTTATTACCAAGGTTATGCCGATGACGCAAAAAAATATGGTGTTGACGGTTTTGAGTTTAGGTTGCTCAAACAAACAGACACCATCGAGGAAGCCAAGGAATTAGAAACGGCATTTCTTGAGTGCTTTATTGACGATCTTTATAACAAAGCTCCAAATGCCAACGGGGCGACCGGCGTTAAACGTGATCGCGAACTCTATGTCAAAGGCGCTGCAAAACGATTGCAAAACCCTGACTACACCAAGAATTTGAGCGAAGCCTGCAAAGGCAAACGTGCGCTAATTACCTGCCCCCATTGCGGGGTAACTGGTGGCGGTGGAAATATGCGCCGTTACCACATGGATAAGTGCAAAAAGAAGTGAGAACCTCTGAGAAAGGCATCCACCTGATGCACCAGTTCGAGGGGTATCGTGACAAACCGTACCTGTGCCCCGCCCATCTTTGGACGGTGGGCTACGGAGAGGTGCTCTACCAAGACCAAATTCGCCTGCCGATGGTCCGTAAGGATGGTTATACTGGCCCGATTCGCAAGGAATATTCGTTACGAGATGCAGACAACCGTACCTGGTCCAAGTCGGAGATTGAAGAACGCTTCAAAAATCTCCTCATTAGTTTTGAGCGTGGTGTTCTTCGACTTGCTCCCAATCTTGCTGGGCGTCAAGGCTTATTTGACGCTTGTGTCGCTCTTAGCTACAACATCGGCGTCGGAGGGTTTCAACGCTCTACACTACGCCAGCGCATCCTACGAGATGAACCCCTGGATAGCATTGCTGAAGGTTTTTTAGTCTACACAAAGGGCGGCGGCAAGGAGTTACCGGGACTGGTCCGGCGGCGCAAGGCTGAGGTGGCGCTCTTCCTTGGCTAACTCTAAAATCCGGTCTTTTAATTCGTAGGTCAGTTCAGGCCCATGCTTGAGCTCAAACTCATCTAGCCATTTCCTTCTCTGGGCTTTGGTTCTCATCTTCAGCACATGACGGGCCAGCCCCTCAATCTTCGCCTCGTGCTGGGACATCATTATCTGTAAGATCTCTTCTTTAGTCGCCCAAAACTCACCCGTGTCGGGCGTATTCTCCGTGAAGATACTTTCTTGCTGCTCGGACCGCTCCTGCCGCAGCCTTCTTAGAAGTAAACCTGCCGAGATAAGCTCTTTTGCCATTTGCGCAAATATGTGCCTCGTAAACCCCTTTTTTTCGCTCGTACACGCCTTTTATGTTGGTTTTGGTGCTTTGATGTCTCTTTGCGTTCCAAAGGTTCTGAGAGCAAATTACAGCCCTTAAATTGGAAATGCGATTATCTGCCTTTT